CCGCCAGTCGCCGGGGTGGTATTTCTTGGGCACGCGCTGGGAAGAGAATTGTTGTTTAAATCTTGGAAGACATGAGAACCAACACATTATGGATGGTGTGATACATTATAGCTTCAGGCAAAGTTCGTGAAAATTGCAACGCTGTGTGTAAGATTGTTGGAACAGAGCGTCGTAAAATGGTGGTTGCGAGTGGATTGTTGGCCCACGTTGATGCGAATTCAGCTACAATGATAAGCAATCTCATGATAACTCCGAATCTGCGACATGCCTTGATCATCTTCTGTGAAATAGGTCTGTCCGCCTTCTCGCAGGCCCAGATTAGGAGTTTGTCGTAGTGACAAAGCGACTCTTCAAGAGTTGGTGCGATAAAGATAGACCACAAGCCGGGAATGATCGACATCAAAGCTCCTGGTCTTGGGTCAACGTCGTTGTCAATGCGTGAGATTGTTTCCAAGATGGGTGAGTTGAGAACAGCCGGAAGGAAAGTCATTTCTCGGCGAATCATGTTCTCAAGTTCCTCTGTTTGTTGTTTCGAAATGCCATAAATTTTCTCCCATTGTTGCCAAGTTGGGATAATGGCTGAGTGTGGCCGAGTTGCGTGGTGTTTGTGCGCCTCGGGGGTGTGGAGAATTTTGGTTGTGGAAGGCGTGGAAAGTTCCATCATGCGGGGAATCACAACCCGGATGATGGGGATGGCTCCAGCTTCATTCTTCACTGATTGGCACATTTGGTTCAACCAAATCAATCTGTCGTCTTTCCAATTTTGTGTTGATCGAGTGGATCTCGTGAGAAAACGGCCAGGTTTGAGTGCGAGAACTAGTCCAGTGTTAGTTGGGTAAAAGCGTACTGAACAGTATTGCACGTAATCGATGTGGTCGAAAACTTGCATTTTGAATATCATGCCAGCGGCTGTGAAAAACGATCTTAGCAGCTTGGCGAATTCGAGTGCCTTTTGTTTCGAAACATTTTTGAGAATGCCCAATGAATCATCACCCAGGAATAGACCAGCGAAGTACTGGTTCAATGCCAATAAGTTACAGTCGGGAAAGAAATGGCGAACTGCAAGAAGAAATATGCAAATGTTCAACAAAGTGTTTCC